CTGCAAGAAGTGTAGATGGTACATATACAGAAGTTGTTAATGCTAGTGGAAATTATGATATATTAAATTTAAGAGCATCTGATGGCACTTTTGCAGGTTCTATTTCGAATGTATCCGTAAAAGAAGTACCGTATGTTTTAGGTAAGGAGATAGTTTCTAGTGATTATATTCCTGCAAACTTTACCGCAGGAAATGGTTGGACTTTAAATGGTTCGTCAGCTTCTAGAGGTGTGGCTACTAGTACTGACTATTTAGTACCTAATGTAACTTCACAGCTTGTAGACGGTAAGTCATATCAAGTAGGATTTACCTTATCTAATATGAGTCAAGCAAACACTGCAGGTATTAGTAGTACAGGGGCATTTGGTCAGGTTGGAACTGACTTAAAGTTTAGGAGTACTAATGGTAGTAACTTGTTTAACTCTGTTTATGATGAAGACCAAAGCACATCTCCTGATTTAAGATTCGTTTCAGGGACTAACGCTTTAACATTTACATTAAGTGGTATTACAGTTAAAGAGGTTCAGTACAACTATCTACAGGTAGTAAGTGGTGATTTCTTAAAGCAATGTAAGGTTGGTGATGTAGTGTTTAACTCTGACGATGATACCGAGGCTGTTGTTTTGCAAGTGCTTGACAATAACACGTTGTTATTATCTAACGATATTCTTTCAGATGCAGGAGATGCGTTTTTTATATTTGCACCTAATGGTGATACAAGAGGGAATCAGATTCTTCGGATAGATAACTACATTATGTCTGAGTATGACGAAGCTACGAGTGTACCTATCCAATCATCATTTTGGTTTGCTGCAGGTCCTCAGGCTGACAAGGTAACTCTAACACAACTTAACGATGCGGTCAACACGTACTTTGTGGCTGACGTGATTGAGAGGTTTGTTCAGAGATTAAATTCTCAGTCAGCAACAGCTAGTAGGTTAGACATTCCTCTTAATGAGTTTAGAGACCATAAATATAATCAACTATTGGTAACAATAGCAATAACACTTTCATAAGATGGCAAATTTTTTAAAACTAAATAAATCATACTTGGGACCTGAGGTCCTGAGTAATGGTTCTTTTGAGGAGTACGGTCCTGAATTGGTAACAAACGGTGATTTCTCATCAGGGTTATCGGGTTGGGCCGGCAATGACCCTGCAGTAGAATTAAGTATTGTTAATGATAAAATCCGTGTAACAAATGGAGATGGAACTGCTGCAGGATTTACATCTATTAATGGAGCACCTACGTTATCAGTAGTTTCAGGTAAAACGTATGAGATAAAATATGAAAGTTTTCAAGGAACGTCTTCAAATGCACAATCTCAACTTTTTTTAGGAACAACATTTAATACAGGTGATGTTTTGGGTGGAACTAAGTTTCAAACAAATGGGATTCATAGTTACATTTTTACTGCAACTGCAACTCAAGACTTGTATTTATTAATAAAAAATGGAACAGTTGTATCAGGAGAATATATGGAGTTTGATAATGTGTCTGTTAAAGAAACAGGTATTGTTGAACGTGTAAGTAACGGTAATTTTACAGCTATAGCTGACGGTACTGCTGTAACTACTGTGTCTTCACAATGGCTATCTTCTACTTTATCATCTGCAAATGTTGAGTCAAATATTCTAGAGTGTGTATCTAGTGCAACAAATCAAGCTGTTATTTTAGTAGTTCCTACAATTGCAGGTGCTGAGTACAGGCTTAAGATTGACAGCGTTACAGGTGATTTAGCTAATAATTCTATAGGAGTAGTTTCATTTAATGTTGATACTACAGGCGGCTCGGTTGATTTTGTTTTTACTGCCCTCTCTAATAACACACTTATTTCATTTTACGCAGGCGATAGACTTGGTTCTAAACAAACAAACTACGCAGGTATATCATTACAAGCAACCAATCAGTTTGCTTATGGGTGGGAAAGGCCACAGGGTGAAGCTCAAGAAGGAATTACCTTTAGTAATAGCAACCTGACTATGACCGGGCAGGATACTAAAGTATATGGTAATACTAGCGCATACTCTTCAGGTACTGAAGTTTTGTTAAAATTTAATGTACTCTCTTTTACTGAGGGTATAAACTTTAGAGTATGGACGGGTACAAGCTTTATTGAACTTAAAGATTTAAAGCTCGGTGAGAATGAGTTTAGGTTTAAAACGACATCATACCAAACGGTTTTTGTTCTTAGTACCCTTAACGATAGTGAGGATTATGAAATAACCCTTGACTCTGCATCAGTTCAAGAGGTTGTGAACCAACCAAAGCTTATCGGAGTTGATAATGTATCAATGGTAAGTGCACCAACAGACAATACTGTTGTAATAAACAACGGACTTACTGATGGAGCTGACAATCTTACTATAACTTACGCAGGTGCATCCGCATCTTCAAGAGTGCAGATGAGAAACTTCTTCCAAGACAGTATCATTCGTTTAGCGAATAGCAATAATACTGCTGAGGTCTTAGAGATAACTCCTCCGGTGCTTATAACTGATATAGTTGCAAGCTAATACAGCAAGCAAACAAACTACTAAAGAGCTCTTTTATAGGGCTCTTTTTTTTTGCGTATATTTGTGAAAAGATTTTAAGATGATAAATGCAGTAAGAAATACAGTCCTTGCTATACTTAATAAGAATAACTATGGATACCTTTCCCCATCAGACTTTAACCTGTATGCACAACAAGCACAGTTAGAGATATTTGAGGATTGTTTTTACCAATACAACACACAGCTTAACTTAGAGAATGCACGTAGGTCAGGAACTGAGTATGCTAACTTATCTAAAGGAATACAAGAGACTATTGATTTATTTTCAAAGACAGCTTCGTTAGTTCAAGTTGCTACTAATACATACACAATGCCTTCAGATTATTACTTAATCAATAAGGTACTTTGTTCAAGTGGTGGTGCGTTTAAAGGAGAAGCTGAAAGGGTTAGTCAGTCAAAGATTACAATGCTTAACGCTTCATTACTTACAGCACCTAGCGTTGATTTTCCTGCATACACGACTGAAGGCTCTGTAATGACAATTTATCCTAGTACATTTAATGGTGCTAACGATATATCAGCTCAGTACGTTAGATACCCTTTAACACCTAAATGGACTTATAGTATAGCTTTACAAGCGCAAGGTCCTGTATTCAATCCATCTGCAAGTGATTATCAAGACTTTGAGCTACCGCTTGACAACCTAAATGATTTGGTTGTAAAGATATGTCAGTACGCAGGTGTTGAGATACGTGAAGCGATGGTGGTGCAGTACGCACAGGGAGAAGAACAACAAAATAACTTACAACAATAATGGCATATATATCTCAGTATCAATACTACGAAAATTCAGGAGCAAATCCTGAGGATGCTAATTGGGGTTCATACCAATACGTTAGTCTAAAGGATATAGTCAACAACTTTATGTTGATGTATCAAGGAAACCACTCTCTAGTGAATAACGAGGACCGATTTAAGATTCTATTTCACGCTAAGCGTGCAGTGCAGGAGCTTAACTACGATGCGTTTAAGGAGATTAAAACCCTTCAACTTACAGTGAATGATGCAGTACGATTCGTGTTGCCTTCAGACTATGTTAATTGGGTTCGTGTTTCTCTGTATGAGAATGGTGTACTATATCCAATGACTGAGAATATTCAGTTAACATCAGCACAAGCATACTTGCAAGATAATAATGCTAAGATATTATTTGACGAATCGGGCAGTGTATTAAAGCCTGAGTTTTCACCAATTGACGTTGATAGAATTACAGGTACTAAGAAGACGATATACTTGAATGAGAATAGCGCATACAACAACGCAGAAGGTTATTGCTGTGATGGTATGTGGTACTTTGATTTTGCAATAGGAGCTCGCTACGGTCTTAATACGGAGACGGCTAATGCTAACCCTACCTTTAGAATAGATTCGAAGGCAGGGGTTATTAATTTTGATTCTACGATGTCAGGTAAGAGTGTTATAGTAGAGTATGTATCTGATGGTATGGAGGGTGGTGACAACTCACTTATAACAGTTAATAAATTGTTTGAGGAGTACGTGTACGCATACATCCAATACTCTATCTTAGATAGTAAGTTAGGCGTTCAGGAGTATATTGTAAATAGAGCAAGAAAAAAGAAGTCATCGCTTCTACGTAATGCAAAGATAAGAATCAGTAACATACATCCGGGTAGATTGCTTATGAATCTAAGAGGACAAAACAAGTGGATTAAGTAGTATGGCTAATAGTAAAAGAAATTTTATAGCGGGTAAGATGAACAAGTCGCTTGACGAGAGACTTGTGCCTAACGGTCAGTATATTGATGCAATGAACGTACGCCTTGGTTCTACTGAGGATTCAGAGATTGGTTCTGTAGAAAACTCAAAGGGTAATACTATTTTGACTTCAGTAAATCTAGGTATCTTCGGTTCCACCACTTACAACCTTAGTGCAAATGCTCGATGTATAGGTGCTTTTGAGGATGGTGTAAATGAAACTATATATTGGTTTATACACGACAGCAATTCTACATCGACATCTACAGGTAAGGCTGATTTAATAGTATCATTTAACACTAAAACATTTAACTTAAGATACCACGTAAAAAGTTTTAAGAACTCTGAAGACACGACTAATACTACCTTAAACTTTAGTCCATCACATCTTATATCTAATGTAAATAAAATTGGTGATTTATTATTTTTTACAGATAACTACAACCCTCCTAGAAAAATTAATGTAAACGATTCGTATGCTTACCCTGCGAGTATTGGTGGGGTGGATAACTTTCACTACAATGATATTCTTGTTGTAGTTAAACCACCGTCATATGCTCCATCTGTTATAAATACAGTTACAGGTTCTTTAGATACGTTTATGCAAGAAAGGTTTATCTGTTTTTCTTATAGGTATAAATATAAAAACAACGAGTACTCAGCCACGTCTCAATTCACAAACCCTAGTTTTGTTCCTCAACCATTTTCACTATCTTCAGATAACTTTTTAAATGAAGGGATGGTCAACTCAAAAAACGGAGCTACTCTTACGTATAACACAGGAGGTAGTGAGGTTGTTGAGGTAGAGATATTATTTAAAGAATCATCATCTAATATTATAAAAGTAATTGAATCTATAGATGCAACTACGCTTCCTAATAATACAGACCAACAATATACTTTTGAAGACAGTAAAATATTTACGATACTTTCAAGTGGTGAGATATTAAGACTTTACGATAATGTACCTTTATTAGCTAAAAGTCAGACCCTTATGGGAAATAGACTTATGTATGGTAATTATGTTGACGGGTATGATTTAAAGCGTGATGGTGTAAAAACTAAATTTGATTATTATATTGAGTCAATTAGTAAGTCGTTTGGGCTTACACCAATAACTACTTTTGATGTTCCTTTAGACGGGCAAGAATATATTTTAGCAAACGCAGAAGAGTCTAGTGGTAGAGTAGAAGTAAATCTTAGTGAAATAACAGAATTAAAAGCAGGAGGTAATCTTACACTTAGCTTTACAATTGAACACGATGATTGGGAGCCTTCAACTCCGAGTGCCCCTATTCCCACAAGTATAAACCCTCCTACTACAGTTGCGTTTAATTATACTCTTTTACAAGATTTTAATAGCGTATCTGAGTTAGTTAATAGTATTGATTTTCAAGAGAAAATGGGTACGGCAAGTAATATTAAAACAGTAGCTCTTTCAGGGACAGGTTCTACTTTTACAGATATAATAAACGATTCATTACTAACTGAAATAGGTTCATACAATAAATTTGAAAGCGGTATAGCTACGGCAGGAGAACCTATATTAGTTACTGCATCCACAGGTTCATTTGTTTTAAATTTATCTGTTATAACTATGGGTTATACTACAGATACTTCGGCTCCATCAACATCCAATACAGTTTACGAGCTTTTTAATTTAACAAACATTGACTTCTCGTATTCAGAAATAGGCAGCTCTTTAAGTTTACATAGCAATAGAGGATATGAAGTTGGTATTGTTTATATGGATGAGTTTAATAGAGCTTCAACAGCTTTAGTTAGTAATAACAACAATATATACATACCGTGTGCTAATAGTATAAATAAAAATACTATTAAACTTACAATGCCTACATCTCAAATAGCTCCTGATTTTGCTAAAAGATTTAAGTTTGTAATAAAACCTGATGGTGAAGATTACGAGACTATATACTCTCAATTATACTTTGAGGAAGCGGGTACAAGTTTTACCTATTTTAAATTAGAAGGAGAAAACATAGCTAAGGTTGAAGAGGGTGATAGATATATTGTAAAAAGGTCAGCATCAGGCCCTTCAGATAGTTGCTTATACGCAACCGTTCTTGAGAAGGTTACTTTAGCTGAAGGAGATATAATAACAACCGACCCTAATGTAACGCTACCTGCAGGTACGTATATGAAAATACAACCTTCTAATTTTTCTACAAGTCTTGAGGAGAATAGTTATGTAAATCCCGGTTCGCAAGAATCACCATCTTCAGTTAACGCAGCACCTACTTTTTTAGATTATAAAAACTTTGAAGAGAGTATAGCAAATAATACGTTTAGTAATTACGCTATACCTCAAGGTTCTTCAATAGAGATGAATCTTAATTTATATAGGAATGCGTCTACTAACTTTACTCAATCTTGTGATTATCTTTACTTTAAATTTAATAGAACATTTACAGCTTCAGATAACTATGATGATATTATTGATTGGTTTAACGGTGACAATATAGCTTCTACGTTCTCATCTGCAAATACTAGTAGCGGAATTTCTTTTGATTACGATACTCAAGAACAAACAAATATTACGAATTGGAGGAATGGTACTACTACATCAGGTAATACCAAAGTAAACTTTGCTTGGTTTAAAAGTACTGACTCTGCCACTCTTAATGAAATAAAGTTTTTAATTAGAGGGTTTGATGCTTGTCCATCAAGTAGCTATAGTTCAAGCGGTAGGGCTAAGATAAAAGCATCTTTTAAGATTATATTATCTGACGGTACTGTTATATTTGAAACTGAGCCATCAGAGTCTTTACCTGATGTTTGGTATGAAGGTCAGGACTCATACCCTGTATCTGCATTAGGTTTTCACGAGTCTAACATTACAGGAGATACCAATCAAACCTCATCTGTTGATGGTATATTTAATTTGAATTTTGCTAACTGCTATTCATTTGGTAATGGTGCTGAGAGCTACAAGATTAGAGACTCTATTAAGGGGAAGGAGATGAGTATAGGTAATCGTGTAACAACTGTTTCAGAACAGGATTACAAGAGAGCTCATAGAAGTTCTGATATAACATATAGTGGCTTATATAACGATGAAACCAACTTAAATAGACTTAACGAATTTAACTTAGGGCTGCTAAACTTTAAGCCACTTGAGGCTTCTTTTGGGCCTATCAATAAAATGTTTGCTCGTGAGACTGACATACTTGCATTGCAAGAGGATAAGATTTCGTACGTTCTATCGGGCAAGAACTTATTGTCAGACGCATCAGGGGGAGATGTTCTTACGTCAGTGCCTGAGGTGTTAGGTAAGCAGATAGCTAGAATTGAAGACTTTGGTATTAGTGACAACACTGAGAGTTTCGTTTCATATGGAGTTGATAAGTTTTTTACTGATGCTAAGAGAGGTTCTTTAATACAGCTTAAAGGAAGCAGTGCTTCTAACGAGCAGTTAAATGTTATATCGGAGTATGGTATGCGTGGATGGTTTAGAGATTTATTTCAAGATAGTTTTAATACTCAAAAATTAGGTGGCTACGACCCCTATATGAATGAGTACGTTCTATCTAGCAACGATGTATTATTACCTCAAAAAATTGAATCTATACCTTGTGGTTCTTCAAATACAATCACTCTTGATACTGAGGACTCAATATCTTATGTTATTAATTTATCTGATGATATTGGTACGGTAACAACTCAGTTTAGTACTACCGCATCGGTTAATGTTACAGGGACTTGGAACGGAGTTCAGCAATTTTCTGAGGTAGTTCCATCTACTTATTCCCCTACTTTTGTAAAGAATTTAATATTCCCTAACGAGCTTACAATCACTATATCTAAAGTTAATGCTGAAGATAAACCTGTTGTGTCAGTGACATCTATATGCCCAACGGCTAATGCACTTCAGGTTAGAGCTATTGTTCTTACGAATAATGAAGATGAAGGTAAGTCAATACATTATCGTTGGACATACAGAGTTGGTTCGGGTGTTGAAGGTTTGGTGTCAGGTCCTACTCAGGTGTCTAATTTTGTACAAAATGCTCAACCACCTTTTGCATCTTCATATGTAATATATGATGGATTCCAAGGTCACGGAATTATACCATTTAGCGGTGCCACTATGGATATGTCTACTTTTAAGTATTCAAGTGATACATATAATGTTAGAAATACAGGCGATAGGCTTGATAAATTTAAGTTCCTTGTAACCCCAATAGATTATGCAAACAATCAGACAGGGCTACGTAACTTATTAAATGCTATTCCTGCGGCTAACTCAGCTACCCCTACAGGTGTAAACCCTACTTTTGTTGATACGTTTGATTTACCTACTATAACGGGCAGTAATAAGATATTGTATTTAGTTTGGGATTTAAGAGCAGCAAATGAAACTTTGTTATGTTATGACTCGGATATTACATCAACAGGATTAGAGGCTGTTTGCTGTGAGTGTGCTTGTAACGCTGCTGTAGATACCACTTATAGAATTACCAACAACGGTACTAGCACTATAGAAGTATTGGTCTCAGATGGGGCTAGTGAACTTTTTACTAATCAATCTATTGTAACGTGTTCAAGTATATATCCAACTTACACTCCTGTAGGTGCTACAGACATTACTATAGAGATTGTAAATTGTGATTGTTAATAATTAAAATAAAAAATGGCAGAATATTCAGATTTTTTTTTAGACGGAGCTAATCTTCAGAGCTCAACTGCGGTTTACACAACAAGTGCTTTAACCACTTTTGCTGCAGATGGTTATTATTCTGACGGCTTAGTTGTTAGAAGACAAGTAACAGGCATTGGTTTACTTCCTGTGGAAGACTGCCCTGCGTGCGGTGAATTTAATTGCGAAAAAAATATTACAATACAACCTGTGACGGCATCTGAATGTCGTATTAACTATAAGATGAATGCTTCTCGAGGTGCTATAAAGGCTACCATCTCAGGAATAACTCAATCAAGTGGTAGCCCTATAGGTATATCTATAAGAGGTACGGGTGATTTAGCTGCAGCGTACAACACATTCTCTTCTACAGGATTAGCAGGTATTCAGAATAATGTCATTACAGCTCCTAACAGCTTAGTACCTAGTTATTTTTATGTTAACGGCATGAGGGTTTGTCAAGGTTGGACTAATGGAAGTGCTGAACTTCCTGAGTATAAGTATAATCCAAATACAGGTTTGTTTGTGCCAACCGGAACTACAAGTAGCTTTTCGTATAGTAACAAGATGACAGACCCTACTAACGGACTATTAACAACTGTTGGTGATATTGTAACTTATATACCAAAGACTACCACAGCGCTTGACACTATAGATGTTATTGCAGTCTATCCATGTGGTGGTCCTACACCAACGGTTAATGTTGAGTGCCCTACTGCTTTACACACCTTTAACTCAAGTTTAAGTACAACTGTTAGTACAACTCAAGGTTCGGCTTGCGCTAAAGGCCTTGGAGGCAGAACACTAGTTCACGGCAAAGTTAGAGGAACTGTAGACGGTAAGTTTAAAAACGGAGATTATATTTTTATAGCTAGTAGTACAAGCAGCCTTGATTATGAAAAACTTGATGATGGTTGGTGGAAGGCTTTATCTATAGATTTCCCTGAAGCTACCCAAGGTACACCTATACCGGATTACACGTGCATTTTTTATTCAAAGGATGGGATAATTAGTCAAGTAGAAGATTGTTAAAATAAAGATATGCCAAACTATACACTTACATACAGCGAAGGTTCTAAAGGATTCCCTTCATTCTATAGCTACAATCCTGAGTATATGATAGGGATGAATAATTTCTTTTATAGCTTTAAGAATGGTCAGCTATATAGGCATAATACCAATGAGACTCGTAATAGCTATTACGGCACTACGTATACGTCTACTATAAAGACCGTGATAAATGAGATGCCTCTAGATAATAAGCTCTTTAAAACGCTTAATCTTGAGTCTACTGACGCGTGGTCTGCTGAACTACTTACAGATGTAGCGGCTCAGTCAAGCTCTATAGATAGCACATCGTTTGTAAAAAAAGAAGGTAACTACTTTGCTTACGTTCGGACTAATGGTGCAGCTTCAGGCGGTGCATTAACTGAGTCTGACTTTAAGTCACGAGCTAATGGTGGTGTTGGTGAGGTAAATTCTTTAGCCGGTGGAGGTTCAGTAACTGATTTAAGATTTGCTGTTTCTGTTGACATTAACAGCCAATTATCTGTAGGTGATTCAATATATGCAGGTTCGGGCTCTACCCTTTCTTTTGCCGGAGTTGTTACCGCAGTGAGTAATGGTGATACTATAATCACTAACTATATTAGAATAAACAATACAGGAGGTACACTCCCAAGTCCAAGTGATTTTGTTATGTACTTTAAAAATGCACAGGCTGAATCGCTTGGTGTGATGGGGCATTATACTGAGATAACTCTTACGCTTCCTAGCACGGTAACCACAGCTAGTGAGCTTTTTGCTATTGAGTCTGAGTTAATGAAAAGTTATCCTTAAAATTTAGTATCTTTGCTACTAGATGAAATTCAATACAACTCCACTACAGCACGAAGATTACGACAACATCCTTAAGGGATGGTGGAAGGATTGGGGATGGGAAGCTCCTAGCAGAGATTTCTTACCTCAAGATGGTCAAGGTGGTATAATGGTTTGGGACGGTGATACACCTGTATGCGCAGGCTTTTTATATAACACCAACTCAAAAGTAGCGTGGGTAGATTGGATTATATCTAACAAGGAGTATAAAGAATCACGTAAAGAAGCGTTATCAATATTGATACAGACATTAACATCAGTTGCAAAGAACCTAGATAATAAGTTCGCTTATGCCCTTATAAAGCATAACGGACTTATTGGTGTTTATGAGCAGCAGGGTTATACGACAGGTGATTCATACAACAAAGAAATGATTAAAGTATTATAATATGGCAGCAGCAACAGCAATAATAGCAACGGGCGCAACTTTAGCAAGTACAGGAATGTCTTTTGCACAAGCGGGTAAACAAAAAAAGTTAGCTAAAGACGCACAAGCAGCGGCAGACGCAGCGTTTAAAAAGGCTGAAGCTCAGCTTGACGTGAATTACTTTGAGCAGCTTGGTATCAGTAAGACACCATACCTAAACCAAAGAGAAGCGATAGCTCAACAGGCAGCACAAGCAATGGAGATGGGTCGTGAGTCAGAGAGAGGTGGTGCTGCTACTGCAGGTCGAGTACTTGCTCAATCTAATATAGCACAGCAAGGTATTACAGATAAGCAAACAAAAGATTTAGAGGCTTTAAATAAATTAGTGGCTGCAGAAGAATCAAGGTTGGCGGGAGAAAGAGCTAATCTATCTTTAGACCAAGCAGAGGGTGCCGGAATAGCTGCAGCACAAGCGCAGAACCAACAAAACCAAGCTATAATGTCAGGCGTTACAGGGCTTGCTAATGCAGGTATGTCGTTGTATGAGAACTCTGAGTTGTATAAGCAGGATAAAGTTGGGGGAGCTGCAAGATTAGCGGGTGATACTAACACGGCAGTAACTTTAGATACTATAACACCTTCGTCCATTCCTACAAATCAAGCACAATTAATTAGACCTGATATGTCACTCTCAATGACTCCTGCTCAGCAGTTTCAAAATCCATTTAATATTTACGGACAGCCCGATGCTGTTGATATGTATGGTAACCCTATAAAACTTTACTAATGGCTAAGTCATATTATAAGCAAAGCGAAAGACCTGTTGTTGAAGGTGTTAATTGGGGACAAATTAGTACTGACCTTAGTGCTAAGTTATTAGCTGAAGAAAAGAGACGTGAGGATTTAAAGATAAAACTTGACGAGGAGTCACGTGATTATATGCGTGAGTTTAATGACACCCCTCAGGGTCAGCACGATGGTGCTAACGAAAGGATGTCTAGATTTGCCTCTGATGCGTCTGCATATATGCTTGACTTAGATAAGAAACTAAAGGCAGGTCAGTTACCTCTTAAGCAATACAACGCAATGCGAGCAAACCTTAAGCAAGGAACAGTAGATATGTTTGAGGTTTCAAAAAAGTTTAACGCTGATTATGCAGCTAGTCTAGAAAGAGCTAATTCGGGTAATGCTTCGGCTGAAGAGATATACCAAAACGCACAGATACAAGCATTTGGTGACCCTGCAAACTCAGGTGTATATATTGACCCGGTTACAGGACAGATGTCGGTAGGCAAGATGGTTGATGATGGTGACGGAAATATGGTTATGTCTTCAAACCCTAGCGACAGAAAGTCAATCTTTAGCTTAAAGAATACAGTTGAACGTAAGATAGATAACTTCGATGTTAATAAGTTTTCTGAAGGAATCAAGGGAGCATATGACGTGAAGTATCAAAGGGTTATTGAAAGTGGTGATGTTGGTCTTCTTAATGATATGAAGAAAAATCCTGACTTTGTAAAAGCCACTAATGATTTAATACAAAGAGAGTTGGTTAACACTCACAACGCAGCTAGTATACTTACAAATAGAGCAGGTAAAGAGTATAGGTTTGAAACACTACCAAACAACAAGCTACCTGAGGTACAAGAAGAGGGTGTTATATATTTAGTACCTGACCCAACAAACCCTAATAGCGGTGCTTCACAACCTTTACTTACGAAGAATCAGGAGGCTGAAGCGGCTGAAATACTTAGAACGGCTATAGATTCTAAGATAGGTGTTACAGAAACTTCTAGCTTGGAAGTTAAAAGAGAGTCTCAAAAGTTGGCTAACGAACAAACACAGCAAGCCATTGACTTCTTTGAGGATACAAAAAGCCTTAAGAAAGGCAAGTTGGAGTTAGACAACGAGGCTGCTCAACAACAAATATCAGTTATAGCTCAGAAAACTCCACTTGAGTTGAAGGCTATGGGGTTATCTAATGAAAAGCTAGACCAAGTAATTAAACATCTTGCTCTAAAGAATCCTAAGGAGCTTGAGACAATGGACTTATCTATTGAAAACACTGAAGCTATTATGAAAGAGCGTGCAGCTAAGCACAATTCTGATATGGCTGCAGCTAAGACTAAGGAAGAAAAAGAAAGAATAGAGCTTAAGTACCTTGACGAGGAGAAAAAGTTAAGAAATATATATACTGAAGCACAGATTACAAAAATAAACAAACCTACGCAGTGGGAGGCTAAAGATATAAAAGAGAAAAAACTTGTGTCTAACTACGTTAGTAAGATTGGCCACGTGTTTGATGGTTCTGAATCTCAAATTGATGCAGCTCTAAACTATATATCTAACGCTAACAGAGACATTACAAGCATTGAAAGAAATAACAACGAGGTTGTTGTTGAGATGTTTGATGTTGATGGAAAGACGCCTATAGTTAAACGTATACCAATAGAGAATAAAAGAGACTTTGTTGAGTCTATGTCAGCGTTAGTAGCTAATGAGCTTAATGTTGTAGACATTATGGATGATATGGGTTACGATGACCAAGGTACTTACACTGACTACGATGCCTCTACTGAGGTTCAAACTGCTGAGCAAGTAGACTCGTCATACGAGCTTCAGTTAGCAAATATAGTTGATGGCGCTATTGATAGAGATTTATTTAGTATATCAGACGCAGAGGTAGGTTCAGACGATGAAAACTTTAAGGCTGCTCTTGAGAAAATGATTGGAGGTGACGGTCCACTAAGAGGATTTGGTAATATGGTCATTGAGACTGCGGGAGAAAGAGGTCTTGGGTTTAGTAATCAAGTTACATTATCCTTCCCGGGAGTTGAAGAGACTGTTACAATTGACACTAACAACTACTTTGATTCATCTGATACTGAAGAAAGAGATAAACTTAGAAGTTATTTAACATCTATTGGTAAAGCAAACCTTAACGGTTTAGCTGATGTGTATGGATTCGACAAGGATTCTGATATTACGACTGACTTAGATACATCACAATATTAAGATTAAGATATGAACGAGCAAGCACTAAAAGATTCTTACGAGTTATTTAAACAG